GGCCTTGGCTGGTCGGGACTGACACGGCCAAGGAGACTCTGATCGGCCGATTGCGCAACCCGACGCCCGGCACGCCAGGCTATGCGCACTTCCCGGTGGATCGCGAGCAGAACTACTTCGAGCAGCTCTTGGGCGAGGTGCTGGTGACCACTTACAGCCGCGGGCAGCCCAAGCGCGAATGGCGGCCCAAGCCCGGCGTGCGCCACGAAGCGCTGGATGCGCGGGTGTACGCCTACGCGGCGCTGCGTGCGCTGATCTCGATGGGGCTGTCGCTCGATAACGAAGCCGACCGGATTGCGGCGCTCCGCAACGAACAACAGCAGGCGGCGCCGGCTCAACAGCAGGAGCGGCGCTGGCTGGGGGACCGGACCAAGGAATGGCTCAAGCGATGAAGATCCGAGGCATGCCGGCGGAAACAGCCCGTCCGGAGTGGGAATACATGGTGGTGACCGCCGAGGCCGAATCCCCGGACCTGCTCGCCGACTACGGTGCCCAAGGCTGGGAGCTGGTGGCGGTAGTGCGCGAAGCCGGCTCACGCGCGACGTTCTACTTCAAGCGGCGGGGGCAGTGAATGGCTTGGAGTCAACAGCAACTCGATGCGATTGAAGCCGCCATCGCGAGCGGCGAGCTGACCGTCCACTTCGGCGACCGCACGGTCACCTACCGATCGATGGACGATCTTCTCAAGGCACGCGCCGTAATCAAGGATGCGCTTGAAAGCGAAGCGGGCACGGCGCCGGATCGCTTCAGCTTCGCCCAGACCAGCAAGGGATGAACTGGCTCGACAAGGCTATCGCGTGGGTGGCGCCGGAGGTGGGCCTGCGCCGGTTGCGCGCGCGCCGTGCCGCTGAGCTGGTGCGCCTGGCCTACGAAGGCGCCCGGACGGGCCGGCGCACCGACGGCTGGATCACCACCGGCAACTCGGCCAACGCCGAGACCGCGCAGGCCCTCACAAAGCTGCGCGAGCGCTCGCGGGATCTCATCCGCAACAACCCGTACGCCGCGCGGGCTGTGGCGGAGGTCGTGGGCAACGCCATCGGCACTGGGATTACGGCACAGGCGCGCACTGGTGACCAGGAGTTGAACCGCGAGATCGATCGCGCATGGTCGGAATGGATTGAAGAGTGCGATGCGGACGGCCAGCTCGATTTCTACGGCATCCAGGCGCTGGTCGCCCGGACGGTGTTTGAGAGCGGGGAGTGCTTGGTTCGATTCCGGCAACGGCGGGATGGTGACGGCTTGAAGGTCCCCGTCCAGTTGCAGGTTCTGGAGCCTGACTACCTGGATCAGTCGAAGACGCAGAAGACGGAGACGGGCTACATAATCCAGGGCGTGGAGTTCGACCTGGTGGGCCGGCGCATGTACTACTGGCTGTTCGGCAGCCATCCAGGAGAGGTTACGCAGACCTCATTGCGCGGGAGCCTCACGAGCGCCCGCGTGCCGGCCTCCGAGGTGCTGCACATCTACCGCAAGGACCGGCCCGGTCAGGTGCGCGGGGTGCCGTGGCTGGCGCCGGTGGTCATTACGCTGCGCGACCTCGATGAGTACGAAGAAGCCGAGCTGGTGCGCAAGAAGATCGAGGCCTGCTTTGCGGCCTTCGTCACCCAGCCGCACGGTCCCGAGGGTCCCAGCATCGGCCCGGCGACCACCGAGCCGGCGACCGGCAAGCGGATCGAGTCGTTCGAGCCGGGCATGATCGAGTACCTCAGGCCGGGTGAGGAGATCACATTTTCGACGCCGAGCCATGTGGCCGGCTACCGGGATTACGTCGCCGCCAAGCAAGCCACCATCGCCACCGGTTTGCAGCTCACTTACGAGCAGTTGACCGGGGATCTCTCGCGGGTGAACTACTCGAGCTACCGCGCCGGCTTGCTGAGCTTCCGCAATGGCATCGAGAGCTTCCGGTGGCTGACGTTCATCCCGATGTTCTGCATCCCGGTGTGGGAGCGCTTCTTGGCCGTAGCCTTCACGGCCGGGGTGATCTCGCAGCCAGGACCCTTCAAGGCCGAGTGGACGCCGCCGGGCTTCGGTAGCGTCGATCCCTACAAGGACTCGCTGGCGACGCTCAACCGCATCCGCACGGGCACGCTGACCCTGCGCCAGGCCGTCGCCGAGCAAGGCTACGACCCTGACGCGCAGCTTGAACAGATCGCCGAGATTAACCGGCTGCTCGATGAGAAAGGCATCGTGCTCGATTGCGACCCGCGGCGGGTGACGCAGAGCGGGACCCAGCAGAAGGAGCTTCAAAATGACCCTCAAGAGAGAGCGGCTGGAAGCACGGTTTGAGGCCCTTGCTCCAGCCGACCATGACGAACGCACGGCGACGCTCACTTGGTACACCGGCGCCGCCGTCCGGCGCTACGACGCGCGTGGTCCTTACGAGATGCGTTTCTCGATGGAGCCGGGTGCGGTGCGGCTGGAGCGGCTGGCGAGCGGCTCGGCGCCGCTTCTGAACTCGCACCGCGACTACACCGTGGCCGACGTGATCGGCGTGATCGCCAAGGCCTGGATCGAAAGCGGCGCGGGCAAGGCGATCGTGCGTTTCTCCAAGCGCGAGGATGTCACCCCGATCTGGCGAGACGTCGAGGACGGCATCCTGCGCAACGCCTCGATGGGCGTGGCCATTCACGCGCTCAAGGACGTGACGCCTGAAGGAGCCGCCTTGCGCCAGATCCTGGTCACCGACTGGGAACCCGAGGAGGTTTCGCTGGTGCCGATCGGCGCCGACCCGGGCGCGGGATTCAAGTTCGAACGGGCAACTGGCCCACAGGAGCAAACGATGGAAGAGACCATCACCGAGACGGGCGGAGAAGCCCGTAACGAAGTGAACATGGATGCGGAGCGGCTGGCCGCGGCGCTGGCTGAGCGGACTCGCATCCTGGAGTTGGACAAGATCGGGCGAGCGGTCAAGCTCGACGCCCGGCTCATCGCCGAGCACATCGAGTGCGGCACCGCGGTCGAGGAGTTCCGCCGGCTGGCGCTCGATGAGCTGGCGCGGCGCAGCGAAGAAACGCCCATTCGCAGCGCCACCGCCGTGGTAACCCGCGACGAGGCGGACACGCGGCGCGCCGGCATCGCGGCCTCGCTGCTTCACCGCTATGACCCGAAGCTGTTCCCGCTCAAAGATGACTTGGGCAGGGACTGGCTTGGCATGACGCTGCTTGACCTGGGGCGGGAGTGCCTCGAGGCCGCCGGCACGCGGACGCGGCGCCTGAGCCGCAACGAAATCGCCAAGCTGGCGCTCGCGACCTCGGACTTCCCCTACATCCTGGCGGACGTGGCCAACAAGACCTTGCGCCAGGCTTACGAGGCGTACCCGCGAACGTTCTTGCCGTTTTCGCGGCGGCGCACGGCGGCCGATTTCAAGAACATCAACGCGCTTCAGCTCGGCGAGTCGCCGGCGCTCCAGAAGGTCAACGAGAAGGGCGAGTTCACCTACGGCTCGATCGCCGAGTCGAAGGAGACCTATAAGCTGGCGACCTACGGGCGGATCGTCGGGATCACCCGCCAGGTGATCATCAATGACGATCTGGGCGCCTTCACGCGCATCCCGGCAGGCTTCGGCGTAGCGGCGGCGACGCTCGAGAGCGACACGGTCTGGGGCATCATCACTTCGAATCCCGCGATGGGCGACGGTGTGGCCCTGTTCCACGCCAACCACGCGAACCTCAATACTGGCTCGGGCAGCGCTCTGGGCTTGACCGGCTTGGGCGCGGCCATGGCCGCCATGGCCAAACAGAAGGGCCTCGACGGCGCCACCACGCTGAACGTGCAGGCGCGGTATCTGGCCGTGCCGGTGGCGTTGCAGTTGACCGCCTTTCAGCTTGTGGCGGCGAACCTGGCGCCGGCGCAGACGGCCAACGTTGTGCCCGAATACATCCGGGCACTCACGCCGGTGGCCGAACCGCGCCTGGACGCGGCGAGCACCACGGCCTGGTATCTGTTCGCCTCGCCCGATCAGATCGACACCATCGAATACGCCTATCTCGAAGGGCAGGACGGCGTGTACATCGAGACGCGCCAGGGCTTCGAGGTGGACGGCGTTGAGATCAAGGCGCGGCTGGACTTCGGCGCCAAGGCGATCGACTGGCGCGGGATGCAGAAGAACGCGGGCGCCTAAGGAGGAACGACGTGAAGAACTACGTGCAAGCGGGAAAGATTCTGACGCTGGCGGCGCCCTATGCCGTCAGCTCGGGCGGCGGGGCGCTGGTCGGCTCGATCTTCGGCGTGGCTGCGGGCGACGTGGCGAGCGGAGCCGAGGGGGAGTTTCAGGTCGAGGGCGTCTTCGATCTCACGCGCGAGACTGGCGCCGGCACGGCCTGGTCGGCCGGTGATCTCGTCTACTGGGACAACACCAACAAGCGCGCGACCAAGACCTCGACCGGCAATAAACTGATCGGCGTTGCGGTCAAGGCGGCCGCGGACGGCGATGCTACGGGCCGCGTCCGGCTCAATGGTGCGTTCCTCTCCTGATGGCGTTCGCCGATTCGGTCGGTCGGGCTGACGAGGCCTGCCTGCGCGCTTTCGGCCGCCAGATCACCTACACACCGGCGGCGGGCGAGCCGTTCACGGTCGCCGGCGTTCTGGAGATGGGCGCGCGGCCGGAGGGTGCGGCGCCGGGTGTCTACGCGCTGCTGTTTGTCAGGGCGGCGGCCTTCGTCGAGCCGCCCGCGCGGGGCGATGAAGTCACCGTCGGCGGGGCGGTCTACAAGGTCGTCGATCTTGAAGCCGACGCCGAGGGCGGCCTCCGGCTGGTGCTGCATTTCAACCGGGCAGTGTGATGCCGAGAGTGAATGCGCCGCGACCCTTGCTTGATGTAGCATGATAAGCACATGAGCAAGACGCGCGGGATTCAAGATTTCGTGCTGGAAGTCAAATTCTACCGTGAGCAGGATGGCCGCTGGCTGGCGGATATTCCGGCGCTCCCCGGAGTCACCGCTTACGGGCGCACGA